CTCGGCTTTCTCTTGTACGGAATGACAGCCTATCGGCACTGCCCAAAAGTCTTAACCGGCCAGAACCATTCGTTCACCTTTCGTGCTATGTGTTCGCACGCGGTCGGGAACGATCCGTTCACCTAATCCCCCGAGATCGCAAGCGTCTCGGCATATCGCGGGTTAAGTTCCCGCATTGATGCAACGTTCACCCTACAGGAACGGATGCACTAGGCATAATCACAATGTTGTTACTTGACACTAACCCATTGATATGCCTAGGAACCTAGGTAACGATTCGTTCTCTATTTGTTTCTATGTCAAATCACATTTGTTATTTGTTCTCAACTGGTTAACCCTAGAGGAACTATTGATGGAGGAACGGCCGCTTTCAGCGACCTATCACTTTCCACAGTTCAAACGGACCTCACCTAGAAATAACATTCTACGCTGCAAGTATTTGAAGACAATACTATTTCATCCTGCAAGTATTCGTTGGAAAAGTATTTTAACCCAGGTAGTATTCATTAGAATATTTTTGCTTGACGTGATAGGAGACCCCCCGCCAGGGGGGGCGGGCGACCGAGCGTAGCGAGGGAGTACACCTCCAGAGAATTTCTCAGAGAAAATAACCGAAAAGTAGGAAAAAGACACATATTTACTAGTTTTAGTCATTTTTATACAAAAACACTATTGACAATGAATTACCAAAATGGTATAATATACTTATAGAGTAAAGCAACAGAACTCTATTAACTTCTATAATCAATACAGTATGACGTTATACTATAAACACATGCTGCTTAACTCACCTAGAATTATTCATTCATAAGGATAATACCAATGCCGCAGTGGAAAACGTCAAATGGACAGCATTATCTCAAGGCCCTATTCTACGAAGAGGCTTTGGAGCCGGGGCGTGACTATGTTGTCTACACATTAAAGCTCTATGACCATGAAGGTTATCCGAGTATTCATCGTTTGTATGTCGAAACCAATGATCCCACCGAATACGAGTTCGCAAAGAAGTATTTCGATGGATGGGCACATTGGAAGAAGATTAAACAGTGTACGTGGTTTAAGCCATACTACGACGCGATGAAGGAAGAACTCGAAGTATCCATTCGTTCTCGTGCTCTCAAGAAACTACGTCAGCATGAGAATTCCGAGAAAGCCGGGGTACAGGTTAATAAGTACCTTCTCGACGGTGGTTGGATCGAAAAGGACGATAAACGCGGGAGACCCTCGAAAGAGACAATCAAACGTGAAGCAGACAAACTGTTCAAGGATCAAGAGATCATTGACGAGGATTATGGTCGTATTCTATTAAATGTCAATTAACAAACACGAAGAGATTAAACGGGCAGCAGAAGCAGACCTAGTAACCTTCATTAAATTAGTACACCCTCAGAGAGTATTGGGTCATATTCATGAGGAACTCATTACTTGGTGGTGTCGTCAGGATTGTAAGTCACACCAGTTGGTTCTACTCCCTCGTGACCATGGTAAGAGTGCTATGGTTGCTTATCGAGTGGCATGGGAAATTACGAGGAACCCTAGTCTTCGTGTCCTCTATATTTCGAGCACTGCTAACCTCGCAGAGAAACAGCTCAAGTTTATAAAGGATATTCTCACCTCTCGCATTTATCGTCGTTATTGGCCGGAGATGGTACATGAGGATGAAGGTAAAAGGGAAAAGTGGACGAACAACGAAATTGCCGTTGACCATCCAATCCGCAAAGCCGAAGCCATCCGTGATCCAACGATCTTCACTGCCGGTCTCACTACCGGTATTACCGGAATGCACTGCGATATTGCCGTGCTTGATGACGTTGTTGTAAAAGAGAACGCCTACACGGAAGAAGGTAGGGACAAGGTTAAACAACAGTATTCTCTCTTGGCGTCTATTGAAGGTGCCGATGCGAAGGAATGGGTTGTTGGAACGAGATACCATCCCAAGGACCTCTACGATGATTTGTTGTCTACGACTGTGGATACATACGATGAAGAGGGTAATCTCCTTGAAGGCCAAGAGGAACACCTCTACGAAGTGTACGAGCGCGTGGTGGAAGACATTGGGGATGGCACCGGGCAGTTCTTATGGCCCCGTCAGCAGCGCAGTGATGGCAAATGGTTCGGCTTCGATCCTCGCATCCTAGCGCAGAAGAGAGCCAAGTACCTCGATAAAACTCAGTATAGGGCTCAGTACTACAATGATCCCAACGATATTGAGTCCGCCGGTATCCAGAGAGAGTTCTTCCAATACTACGAGAAAGAATTACTCAAGATTGAGGGCGGAGCGGTATACTTCAATAACCGTAAACTCAATGTCTTTGCCGCAGTAGACTTTGCGTTCTCTCTCGAAAAGAAAGCCGACTATACATCAATTGTTGTTGTCGGTGTTGATGCGAAGCACAACTACTACGTTCTCGACATTGCGCGTTTCAAGACGGATCGTATCGTAGAGTATTTCAATCAGATACTCCTCCTCCACAAGAAGTGGCACTTTAGAAAGCTTCGAGCGGAAGCAACCTCGGCAGCGACAATTCTCGTCAAGGACCTCAGAGAGAACTACATTCGGCCTTTCGGCCTTGCACTCTCAATTGATGAGGTTAAACCGCAGACGAAGAAAGAGGATCGTATTCATGCTGCTTTGTCTCCCCGGTATGAGAACCGGCAGATATGGCACTATCGTGGTGGCAACTGTGAAATCCTCGAAAACGAGTTAGTCTTACAGAACCCCCCACATGACGACGTGAAGGACTCTCTCGCTTCCTGTATCGACATTTGTGTCCCTCCATCACTGGAATACTACGGTCGTCCTCGGGGATATAATAATCAGTTTGTTCACTCCCGATTTGGAGGCATAAATTAAATGAAATGGAGAGGCCGGCCAGGCTCTAAAAATATCGAAGATCGCCGTATCAAAGATAAGTACGGAACTAGTGAGACGGCTAGTAAGGCTGTTGCTAAGGTTCGAGAAACTCGTGCAGCCGCTCGGAAAAAGGCACAATACGAACGAGACTTGAAGGCTAAACCTATTCCTCGTAAAACGAGTACCTTCGAAAAGTCTAAAGTTAAGCATCACGAAAAGTTGTTACAGTACGGAAATACTTACGTCTTAAAAAACAAAAGAGGCAAATAATGCCGGGTAAAACCTTAGACATCATTGACATGATTAACCCGGATGATTTGGCTAAGGTAATTGCCAACTTTTGGGTTGAATGGGATAGCTTCCGAGACAAGAAGAAAGCCGATTGGGAAGAGTTGCGTCGCTACATCTACGCGGTAGATACCACGACCACTACCAATGCAAAGCTTCCTTGGTCAAATAAGACCACTGTCCCCAAGCTCTGTCAGATTAGAGATAACCTCATTGCCAACTATGAAGCCACGATGTTCCCCAAGAGGCAGTGGCTAGAGTGGGAAGCTGCGAGTAAGCAGGATAATGACCAGCAGAAGCAGCGTAAGATCAAGAATTACATGCTCTGGAATGTTGAGCAGCCTTACTTCAAGGAAGAAGTCAAGAAGCTAGTACAGGACTACGTTGATTACGGTAACTGTTTCGCGACCATTGAATGGGTTGACAACACAGTTGAAACCAACGGGAAGATCAAACCTGGGTTTACCGGCTCTCGGCCGGTGCGTATTAATCCCCTCAACATTGTCTTCAATCCCACTAGTACGTCATTTACCGAGTCACCCAAGATCATACGCGGTATGATGACTATTGGTGAAGCATACGACTTCATCCACAAGCTCTACGCTACTCCGGATCAGAGAGCAATTGCCGAAGCCGTATTCCAACAGTGCCTCGATAATCGGTCTCTCGTTGGAAAGTATGGTCCGGCGGACTTTAAGGAGATTGACCAACAGTACCAGGTAGACGGATTTAATTCTTATTACCATTATTTGTCTTCCAACTATGTTGAGCTTCTCACATTCTATGGAGACCTCTACGATAAGCAAACGAACACCATGTATCGTAATCATATGATTGTTGTCATGGATCGTTGCAAGGTGGTGTTCAAGGAACCTCATCCGTACCCGATGGCAGAAATGCCAGTCTTCCACGCCGGATGGCGTATTAGACAAGACAATCTATGGGCTATGGGTCCTCTCGATAATCTCGTCGGTATGCAGTATCGTCTCGATCATATTGAAAATATGAAAGCAGACCTCTACGACCTCACTACATTCCCACCTTTGAAAGTTAAAGGTATTGTCTCCGACTTTGAATGGGGACCAATGGAGAAAATCTTCGTTGATGGTGATGGCGACGTTGAGTTAATGAGCCCCACTACCAACGTTATGCAGATTGACCTCGCTATCCAACGATACGAGCAATTGATGGAAGAAATGGCTGGCTCTCCGAAGGAAGCTATGGGTTTCCGTACTCCCGGTGAAAAGACCGCGTATGAGGTTCAGCGTCTAGAGAATGCTGCCTCGCGTATCTTCCAGAACAAGATTGGGCAGTTCGAAGAGAAGATTGTTGAACCCATCCTCAATGCCATGCTCGTCTACGCAAAGGAGTATCTCACTCCGCAGAGCATCCGCACTGTCGATAATAAGTTCAACACTGTTTCGTTCGAAGACATTCGTAAGAATGACCTCTCGGCAAATGGTCGTCTCAAGCCCGTAGCGGCTAGGCACTTCGCCGAAAGGGCAGAGAGAATTCAGAACCTCAACAATTTCGTTGCTAGTGGTTTGTATATGGATGCTGCTGTTAATCAGCACTTCTCTAGTGTCAAACTAGCAAAGATGATTGAGGACGAATTAGACCTCTCTGAATGGGAACTCGTTACTCCGTATATTCGTCTTTCCGAGCAGGCAGAAGCCGAACAGTTGATGAATGCCAATATGGAGAACACAATGGCCGCTATTGATGCACCCTCCGGCTTAACTCCGGAAGACTCAACGGAGGCACCCATTGGACAGATTTGACGCTCGCTGGTTCGGTAATCTCAAAGAGGACGAGAAAGCGAGACTCAAAAGAGAGTTGATTGATAACATATCCACTCTCGCTAGACTATACGCAATTGTTGTTGAAGAGGAAGAAAAACTACTCGCGAGTGATTTGTCTATCTCTGAATACAACTCACCCGCATGGCCCTACTTAAAAGCTGACCGGCTCGGAGCCTTGCGATCATTACATAGTATACGTAAGCTATTAGAGTTTACACAGCAAAAGGAATAACATCAGTATGACCGATACTGCAATCACCGATCCCTTCGCCGACCATAACGAAGAGGTCAATCCACTGGACTACGCCAAGTCAAAGTTCAAGAAGGCAGATGCCGATGAAATTGACGTCGAAAAGCTAGCCCGTGGTAAGTACGAGAGCGACAGGCACATTTCCACGTTGGAAGCCGAGCTTGCCGATCTTCGTAAAAAGGCAGAACTAGGAATGGGTCTCAAGGAATTCTATGAGGCCATTCGTCAACCCAATCAGGGCAATCCTCCGAATAACCAAAACGAAGGTACACCCAATGGTGAGTCTGCTTCTCCCCCCGTGGACATTACTAAAACTGTCCAAGAAGAGCTAAACCGTATTACTCTCGCGCAGCGTGAGGAAGCGAACAAGAAGCAGGTTGTCGATAAGCTCGCCGAAGTCTATGGTGCTAATGCTAGTGCCGAGATTTCAAAGGCTGCTAGTGCTCTCGGTTTACCCGTGAGTAAACTCAATGACCTCGCTAAAGAGTCTCCTGCGGCATTCTTTCGCCTCACCGGACTTGATAATCCCGTTTCCAAGCCTAGTGGTGGTGTCGTACCGACCGGTACAGTAAACCTCCCGAGCCATAATTCAGGCGTGCGCAATCAGCAGTATTACCAGAAGCTCCGAAAAGAAAACCCGAAGCTCTACAACGATCCCAAGACACAGGCTCAGGAATTGAGAGATGCCTTGGAATTGAAGGAGAGGTTCTTCCAATAATAAACTAATGGAGAAGTAATATGTCGTTTTCTACTACTTCGACCGATCATTTGATCCGTTCAAATCTTTGGTCGTCCAAGCTCAAGGAGGTTTTCCTCGAAGACCTCGTTGCAATGCGGTGGATCGACATGGTTGAAGATTTCCCTGATGGCGATACGATTAATATTCCGTCTATCGGTCAGGCCGAAGTCTCTGACTATGCCGAGGGTCGCCCGGTCACTTATACGTCCTTCGATACTGGTAACTTCACGTTCACCATTTCGCAGTACAAGCAGACCGGCCTCTACATCACCAACAAGATGAAGCAGGACTCCTTCTACTTCGAACAGCTCGCTGCAAAGTTCGTCCCGAACATGTACCGTGCCCTCGCGAAGCAGATGGAAGTCGATGCTCTGAAAGTTGGTCCCGATGGTCAGACCGCTTCCAATGCAAACACGATTAATGGTGCGGATCACCGTTTCATCGCGTCCGGTACGAGTGAGGTTATTGCCCTCAAGGACTTTGCCCTCGCTACCTACGCCCTCGAAATGGCCAATGCGCCCATGACTAACCTCGTCGCGATTGTTGATCCTTCCGTGGAGTATACTCTCAAGACCCTAGCCAACCTCGTCTCTCTCGACAACAACCCCAAGTGGGAAGGTGTCATGCGCGACGATCTCATTACCGGCTCTAAGTTCGCGTTTAACGTCCTCGGTTGGGACGTGTATACTTCGCAGAACCTCAAGAAGTCCGTGAATGAGACTATCGACGGTCCGGGTGCTTCCCGTACTTCCGCCGCTGGTGTTGCCAACCTGTTCTTCTCGGCTGCCCCCGATGCACGCCCGTTCATTGGCCTCGTCCGTGAACAGCCCCACGTGGACTCCGAGTATAACAAGGATTACCAGCGTGAGGAGTATGTGTCAACCTGCCGTTATGGGTTCGGTCTCTGGCGTCCGGAGAGCCTCGTTGTCATTATCAGCGACACCGATCAGGTTGCGTAATTAATAGGAGATATGACAAATGGCAGAATGGATTAATGAAGACGGCTTGCGGGTTCGTCTTGGTACTACCGAGGCTGAGGTCAACCGTGGTGGTGAACTCCCCTCGTCTGGTGCTCTCCGGGAATTTGAGTTTAATCTCACCCTGACTGCACTCGGTACTGGTTCGGCTCTCGTTCCGGATACCACGGGTATTGTTATCCCGTCTGGTTTCTTCATCGAAGAGGTCGAAGTCTTTACTGAAACTGCTGCCACCTCTGGTGGTTCGGCGGTTCTCAATGTTGGTCTCAATCGTCTCGATACGACTACGGCAATTGATGCTGATGGTCTGCTCGCTGCGGTTGCGATCACGTCGCACGATGCTGCTGGTGAGACCACTCGTTATCGAGTTGGTACTACCGGTGTTGGTGCCCTCGTTGGTACTGTCACTGCAAATGCCGGTGTCCTCGTAGCGGACTACGATACAGCTGCATACACTGCTGGTGAACTGCGGATTATCGTCCGTGGTTACATTAAGCGTCCTGCGGCTACCAACTAATGGATGGGGCTTCGGCCCCATTCGTTTTATTTCAATCATTGGGATTTGATGTATGGCTAAAGTTACCTTAACTGATCTAGCAAATATTAGTGGGGCGGAAACAACCGCTATTGCCGCAATCAATGCCAATAATACGAGTATCGAAACGGCTATTGAGAATACTATCTCGCGTGACGGAACTGCTCCGAATGCGATGAATGCCGATTTCGATATGAATGGATACGATATTCTCAATGCTGGTGCTGTCGATGTTGAAAGCCTCACTGTAGGTGGTGTTGATGTCGCTAGTATCGTAGGTGAGACTGGTCCACAGGGTGAACAGGGTGAAACTGGCCCACAAGGTGAGCAAGGTGAGCAGGGTGAACAAGGACCTGCCGGAGCCGATGGCGACAATGTAGTTTGGATTGCTCAGGCTGGTGCCCCGTCAGATTTGAATGACGGTGAAGATGGTGACATGTACCTCAACACGTCTAACGGTGACGTGTATGGTCCCAAAGCTGCCGGTGCATGGGGCTCTTCAATTGCCAATATTATTGGCCCGGAAGGTCCTGCTGGAGCAGGTAGTGGTGACATGCTTGCTGCTACTTATGATCCTCAGAATATTATGGATGATGCTTTTGATCGTGCCAACCATACCGGTACTCAGACGGCTTCAACGATCAGTGACTTTGATACCGAAGTTTCCAACAATGCCGATGTAGCTGCAAATACTGCTGCGCGTCATGATGCTGTTACGGTTACAGACAGTTCAGAAATCAATTTCACTTTAACCGGACAAGATATTACAGCATCTTTGATTGCTGCATCTATTGATGAGTCCAAACTTGACGCGTCTGTTAATGCGTCTCTCGATTTAGCAGATAGTTCATTACAGGATGCAGATATTGGTGTCTCCGTTCAAGCATACAGCGCCAATCTCGATGAGTATGCTGCTGTAAATCCTACTGCTGCCGGTCTGGCACTACTCGACGATGCCAATGCTGCCGCACAGTTAGTTACTCTCGGTTTGACTGCTACCGCTGCTGAACTGAATATCTTAGATGGAGCAACTCTCACCGTTACCGAGTTGAACTATGTAGACGGTGTAACGTCTTCTATTCAGACACAGTTGGATGGTAAACAGGCAACTATTACTGGCTTGACTGCTTCCGGAGCGGAACTGAATATTCTCGACGGTGCTACCTTAACTACTACTGAATTGAATTATGTTGATGGTGTGACATCCGCAATTCAAACTCAATTGGACGGTAAGCAAGCTACTATTACAGGACTAACTGCTTCCGGTTCAGAGTTGAATATCTTGGATGGGGCTACTTTAACTACCACCGAACTCAATTATGTCGATGGTGTTACTAGTGCCATTCAGACACAACTAGACGGTAAACAACCTCTTGATGCAGACTTAACTTCATGGGCTGGTGTTACTCGTGCTGCTAACTTTGATACCTTCGTTGCTACTCCTTCGAGTGCCAATTTGCGTGCTCTCCTCACGGACGAAGTAGGTACAGGTTCCGCATATTTTGTTGGTGGTGCTCTCGGTACTCCCGCTAGTGGTACATTAACCAATGCTACAGGTCTTCCGCTCTCTAGTGGTGTAACCGGACAGCTTCCATTAGCAAATGGTGGTACGGGCGCAAATCTCAGTGATCCCGGTGCTGATCGTATTGTCTTTTGGGACGATAGCGCAGGCGCAATTACTTGGTTGAGTGCTAGTACCGGACTAACAATTTCGGGAACCAGTATCTCGACTTCTTCTAGTGTTGCTCTTCTCGACACGGCAGACCAAACGATTACTGGTGGTGCTAGAGTTACAACAAATGATTTGGGTAATTTGAGCGGTGCAACTATTACACCCGATCCCGGTGACAGACCAATTCAGAAGATTACAAATAATGGAGCCGGTACAATCGCTCCAGGATCAAATCAAGGGTCTTACTTACTGGTTGTTAAAAATACGACAGGTGCAGGTGCAATTACAACTTCCGGTTGGTCTCTCGTAACTGGTGACTCTTTCGGAACCGCTACTACTGCTGAATACTTATGTCACTGTACTGTTGTTGGCGATTTTTCTTGCATGATTATTACAGAGGTAACAGCATAATATGGCAACAGTAACTAGATACGCAATCGAAAAAATTGATACAGGTCAGATTGTAAAACGTTATAATACAATCCCTCGTAGTTTTGAAGTTACAATCAATGGACGAAATCGTCGGATTATTTCACCTGTTAAGGTTGGGGATGAAGGTCTCGGTTATAGATTTATCGAGATTGTAGAAGTTGACTTTATGCAACCCGGACAATTTTACCATAAAGGTGAAACTGTAACAACTCGAACTGATACTGATACAATTACTGTTACTCAGAACTGGACTCCATGGACTCAAGTAGAAATTGACGCTTGGAACGTTAGTCGCTTAGACGAAACAGCAAATGTAATGGACCAAATAGAAGATGTTACTCGTGCTGCTGTCTTAGTGATTATGGATGAACTCAATCTTCATTCTACTCGTATGGCAGCAATAATTGAGGCTGGTGCTAATGCTTCTAGTCTGGCAAATTTCCGTTCCGCAATGCAATCAATTCAACCTATTCCTCAACGTACGGCTGCACAATTAAAAACTGCTATTCGTAATAAATTAGGTGTGTAATGTTTTTTGTCTCAAATATTGGGTGGCAAGTAAATGATGGTGTTGCCGGTCCACGTGTAACACCAACAATTCTTCCTACAACTGCTCAATTTAATGGAGTTGGATCAGGTAGTATTGATGTAAGTGGATTAGGACTGCAAGCAGATGATCTAATTTTAATTTTCTTTCAGGAAGATGATGGCGGTGATTTTGCTCCGTCCGGCTCTATTCCCAATTGGACATATCTAACCGACAGCCACAGGGCTTGGGGAACAAATAACGCCATTTCGGTTTATTGGAAACGATCCGACGGAACGGAAACAAGCGCCTCTATCCCTGATACCGGTGATCATCAAATCGCAATGGCTGTTGTCTTACGTGGTGTGGATTGGGGTTCCGGTGGTGAGGATTGGCTAGGTAGTGATATCGTTCACAATGGACAAACAGCATCTAGTGGTATTTCTGTTGATGGGGTAACTACAACTGTTGAAAATACTCTTGTCATAATTGGTCTTGCTGGTACATTAGCAACGAGCTATAATAGTCCATCTAATGCTAATTTAACTGATCTTGCCATTATAGATCAACAAACTACAACAGGTGGTGACGATGGTTGTGTAGCGGCAGTTGCAGGTGTTAAAGCAACGGCTGGTGCAACCGGTGATACTTCTATTAACGCTTCTTCCAACCAAGGTAATGCTCATGTTAAGTTTGCAGTCAAAGGATTAACAAGTTAAATGGCGAAACTAACAACGTCTGACTTGACTAATATCAGTGGTGCTGAAACCGCTGCTATTACGACAATCAACAACAACTTCGCTGCTGTAGAAACGGCAATGGAGAATACGTTATCTCGTGATGGTACTTCACCCAATACAATGAGTGCAGACCTAGACATGAACGATAATGACCTTCTCAATGTTAATGCACTCGACGTTACTAGTATTACTCTCGGCGGTACTCCCGTATTCATCGACGATATAACCGCTCTCGGTTATGATGGTTGGTCTCCCGTATTCGCTATTGTCGCCAATGGCGATGAACGTGTAATGCAGTTAGTGGAATACGTTGGTGGTGAAGGTACTGCTCCCACAACTTACATTGATTATTATGTAGGTTCTGATGGTATGGTCTCTGCAATCGGAGACGCAGTAAACATACGCGGTCCCGGTGGTGTTGGTACTGGTGATTTGTTTGCAAGTAACAATCTTTCCGATGTTGACAACGCATCTACAGCATTCTCAAATATCAAACAGTCTGCTACCGATAGTGCAACAGGTGTTGTCGAGTTAGCCACAGATGCAGAGACACAAACAGGTACGGATACTGCTAGAGCAATTACCCCGGCTAATTTAACAGCTAAAGAAGCGACAGTTGCCAATGTGAGAGCCAATACGGCAGATCGTATCTTAACGACAGATGTTGTCAATTCAGCAATGGCTGTTGTTACACTCACCGATGCCGCAACCATCGCATGGGATATGTCTACCGGAATTGACTTCCAAGTTACTCTCGGTGGTAATCGGACTCTCGGTAATCCAACCAATACTGTTGTCGGACGTAGAGGACGTATCAAGGTTATTCAAGATGGTACAGGGTCTCGAACTCTCACCAAGTCTAGTAATCATAAAACTGCTGGTGGTTCGGCTATTTCTCTCTCAACTGCTGCTGCGGCAATTGACTATATTGACTATGATGTTGTGTCCTCGACAGAGATTAGGTTGAATGTATCGAAAGCTTGGTCATGAGTATTCCCGGTACATTTTCTAGTATGTTTATGAATACTGGTGGTGGGACGGTTTCATTCATAGGAGTTGGTAGTCGTGCAGTTAGAAGTGGAAATGGTAATTTAACTTTACCGGTTCATGCTTCTACTCAAAGTGGTGATTACTTAGTTTGTATGTATCAATGGGACCAAGATAGTTCTGCTAGTGGTCCAACAGGATCAACCGAATTAGCGTATCGCGACGAAGGTGATTTTGAAGTACGAGCTTCTGGTTTATTCTACACGGGTTCAAATCCAGTAATTACCTTGAATAGTGGTGGCGATCAGTTAATTGGTGCAGCTTTAACGTTTAGAGGTGTAAATACCACAACTCAATTAGACGCTACAAACACCGAAGGTAATTTTAGTATGCGAGGAATTGAACCGTCAGAAGGTAGTGATGGTTCGAACTCTGTACCAAATGTTACAACTACCGTTCCCAACTGTTTTGTTATTACAATGATTGGTCACGATATTAATACTTCTTCTAGTAGTTTATTTTCTGATTGGGTAAATGCCGATTTAGAAGGATTTGATGAGTTAGTGGAGTATTCAACAACTACCGGGTGGGATGGTGGCTTTGCCGCTGCTGGTGGAATTAAACGAACAGCAGGTGCAGTAGGAAATACAACTTTTATTTCTACGGCTGAAAAAGACGCAGTTAGAATTTCTTTCGCTTTGAGACCACAATGAAATGGAACCGATTACAAACGGATGTGACTTTTGGTTCGATGGAAACTGGAAAACTTGCTGCGATCTACATGACATCGCGTTCCAGCAACCTAATTCGGATTTTATGGATTGGACCATCGCTAATGCAGACCTCGTAGCCTGTATCTTTCCCATCAGTCCAATTAATGCAATTATTGTAGGAACGGGCACCTTCATAGGATCATGGATGGTGTTCAATTTTAGGGGACTCAAAGGTAAAACCCTTTGGGAGATACTAACAGGAAAGAGATATAATGGACCCCAAGGATAATTTCAAGAGCGTCGTACCAAAATATATGAAACTTCTAATGAAGGATTTCAACCTCACCAAATTAGACGCTGCTGCTGTCTTTGGTAATGCCGGATATGAAAGTCTCGGCTTCACTTTACTACAGGAACTTGAACCGGTAGTGAAGGGCTCTCGTGGTGGTTTTGGTTGGTTTCAGTGGACGGGACCTCGTAGACGAGAGTTCGAAGCTTACTGTAAGCGTAACAAGCTCGATCCACGTTCCAATGAGGCAAACTATAAGTTCTTGTTTGTCGAACTAACCACAACGGAAAAACGAGCATTAACTAAACTCAAAGCTGTCAACTCTCTCGAAGATAAAACAATCGCCTTTGAAGATAGTTTCGAAAGAGCCGGAGTTAAGAAATACCCCGAGCGAGTAAAATGGGCTAAGATCGCTCTAGCGGCGTATGAAGCCTCGGAAGCTATACCCATACCAAAAGAACCCCCGAAGGCTCGTACGGTTGAACCTCCGGCCCCTGTGAGCCCTCCCAAACCCGTAGTAACCAAAGTTGAAGAAAAGAAACAGTGGGTACACCCCTTAGTTAGAGTGTTCCTCGCTATTTGGAGGATTTTTACAAATGAACCTGCTAAGCGTCGGTAAATTCTTATTCGACATTGGGAAGGGCATTGGTAGTCTATTCACTGGCGGTAGCCTCGATACCATTCTCTCGACCATCGAAAGTAAGATGGACAATGAAGTTGAGAAGGAAAAGATTAAAGCCGAAGTAACTCGTACATGGATTAATGCTCAGGCTTCTCTTCTTGTTGGGCGTACTTGGTGGTTCCAGTTACTCTTTGTCGTACCTCTCGGTGTATGGTGGTCAGCAGTTATTGCCGATACAATTCTCCCCGGAGAATGGAATGTTGCACAACTCCCCGGACCTTTAGAGGAATGGGCTGCATGGATTATCTCTGCTCTCTTCATCGTTGATGGCACTAAAGCTGTTATGTCGAGGTTTGCAAAGAAATGAGTAATCTCTCAGAAGACGAAGAAAAAATTCTCAAAGAATTCGCTCAAAACCTATTAGCAACAAACAGACTAGGACGAGTAATTAAAAGTGGACTAATGTGGTTTGCCTCCGTTATTGGAGCTAGTTACATAGTATGGGAATGGTTCCTAAAAAGTAGAGGTGGTTGATGCGCTATACATTAATTGAACTGACACAACGTATCCTCGAAAGTATGGATAGCGATGAAGTGTCGAGTATCACGGATAGCGTTGAGTCTCTAGCCGTTGCGAATATCATCAAGGAATGTTACTTTGATATTCTCTCCAATCAGGACCTTCCCGAAGGTAGAGACATCTTCCAGTTGACTGCTAGTGGTGACAACACTAAGCCAACCTTAATGACCAAACCGAGTAATGTTCTCGATGTCAATAAGGTAATGTATAATAACAACACCGTAGCCGATCCCGTATACTACGAAGTATACTTCAAAGAGTTCTATGACTTCCTCGATCACATTAGTTCCTATGATGTAGACGAGGATAATGTGGAGTCAATGACCATCACGAATGGTCTCTCTCAGAGTTTCACTTTCAAGTATCGTAACGATCAGTTACCGGGATACTACACTAGCTTTGACGATAGTCGTTTGATCTTCGATAGTTTTGATGAGACAGCAAACTCAACTCTCGTTGGTGCTAAGACCTTATGTGAAGGAATGATCGAACCAACCTTTACAATGTCGGATAGTTACACTCCGGACCTCGATCCGAGGCAGTTTCAACTTCTCTTGCAGGCAGCAAAGGCTCAGGCTTTTATCGAACTCAAGCAGGTTGAGAACCCCAAAGCCGAGAAGAAGGAACGTCGTAACATTATCACGGCACAGAGAACCAAGAATAACATTGATCGCCGTACAGGCATGTATAGAGGATATGGTAGAAAATAATGGTAACGTTAGAACGCTTAAATGAAAATGAACGCCTAGTAACTGCGGATACTCGTAAGTTTACTATTCGTAGGTCCAACGGAGACCAACTCTGGACCGTTCATACCGAAGTTGGTGTACTTCCTAGAGAGCTTCGAGGTTCCTTTACCTCTCCAGAGACAGCCAAACAGTACATCGAGAACTACGCACATAGAGTTCAAGTTAAACAGCAGCGAGTTAAATAATGCCCCGTTCTAGTGCCGTTACCATTGAGAATAACTTCTCGAAGGGTTTAATTACCGAAGCAACGGCAATGAACTACCCCGAGAACTCGGTGGTGGAAACGGATAATGTTGTCTACACAAAGAACGGTAAAGTTATTCGTCGATATGGTATCGACTATGAAACTGCATATGCAATAACCAATTTGTCAACAATGAGTATCATGGCATCTGCCGGTACTCCCTCCGATTATTATGATGATATTGTCTTCACTGAGTACAATTGGACTACTGTTAGTAGTGATGGAGCTATCTCTTTTGTTGTACAACAGATTGGTGATCGTCTCGTATTTTTCGAAGTGAATGACGACAACAACATTTCTGCAAATAGAAAGACTTTTTCTGTTGACCTAGATGATTATCTCGTTGATGTTCCCGGAGATAACGTTGGTCAATATACAGCAGCGAAAGAATGTAATTTTGCTTCCGGTAAAGGTTATCTTTTCGTAACACACCCTTTGTGTGAACCATTCTACGTTGAGTATGATCCTAGTGCAGATGATATTACCGTAACCGAGATTGCTGTTCAGACAAGAGATTTTGTACGCTTAAATGACAGTCTCGATATTGATGAGCGTCCGGCTACTCTCACTGATACACATGAATATAATCTATGGAACCAAGGGTGGTATGGTTCTGTAGATGTTGGTGTTAGTATTACAAATCCTATTACAGATTGGGATGCTATTCGAACTGATTTTCCTAGTAATGCAGATGTTTGGTGGCTTTTCAAAGATTCTAATGAAGAGTTTGATCCTGCACAAGCCGACAAATTTGCTATTGGTAATACTGCTGCTCCCAATGGACATTACATCTATAGTGCATGGGATACCGATAGAAGCACAATTACTGGTAATGTAATTACAGAAAATTCTTCTAGCGATCAACGTCCAGCAGTGTGTTCTTTTTATGCAGGTCGTGTGTGGTATTCAGGTATAGATGCAACGGGATATAATTCCAATCTCTACTTCTCAAAAATTATTGAAGATATTACGGATGCCGGTAGATGTTACCAAGTTAATGATCCCACTTCGGAACACAATGCAGACCTGTTACCTTCGGATGGTGGTGTTGTAGTTATCCCGGAGATTGAAAGAGTGGTTGGTATGATTGCTGCCCGCTCTGCCCTCTACGTCTTCTGTACTAATGGTATTTGGAAGATCACTGGACCAAATGGTATCTTCACTGCTGAGGATTATTCTGTACAGCGTATCTCCAATATTTCGATTGTTGCTCGTAACAGCATTGTTGTCGCGGAAGGTTCCCCCATCTGGTGGGATACTGCCGGTATCTACTCAATTCAGTTCGATCCTAATTCGGGTGAAGAAACTGTGGTAAATATTACCGAGCCAACAATTCAAACTGTTATTAACGAGATACCAAACGAAAACTTACCATACGTAAAAGGTACATATAATAACATCAATAAGACGGTACACTATATCTACAAATCGACCACACCTAATTCAACTACGTCAAGATACAACTACGATAAATTGTTGGTGCTCACTTTAACTAACGGCTCTTTCTCTACTCATACAATCTCTGACGGTACTCCAAAGGTCTGTGGATTAATTTTCACTAATCAGAGTAATAATGATGATTTGATTGGAGACGAAGGAGCTTCCTTGGTGAAGTTCTTTACTTTCGGAACTATTGGGGCGTCGAGTGCAACTGCCGTAACGGTATCTCAGTTTAACAATAGTGACTACTTAGATTGGGAAACGTTTGATGGTGATGGAGTTGACTTCGAAAGTTATTTCATTACCGGGTATCGTGTACGTGGAGACCTCTTACGTAAGTTCCAGAATAACTACATCGTTGTCGTAACCGAACAGGAGACAAATGCAGGTTGCTTGATACAAGGGATTTGGGATTATGCAAATAGTCCATTGACCGGTAGATACACAACTTCGCAGCAGGTCTTCGTGAGTGATACAACCAAAGATTATTCTCGTAGGAAAATAAAGATTAGAGGATCGGGTTACTCGTTACAGTTTAAGTTTCGATCCCAAACTGGTAAGCCCTTCACCATTGTTGGATGGGCAGTTAGTGAGACAGCAGGTAATGTCCCTTAATCTACGTTTGAAAAGGGATGAGGACTTAGAAGCCTATTATCGAATGGCACATGCGTTTCATGAGTTCTCTCCCTTCTCTCGTCTTCCACTCTCTGAAAAGAAACTCAAAGAAATTTTTGATGTTGTGGGGGAAGAGATTATCTTGATCTTTTTAACTAATGACGATAAGCCGGTAGGTATGCTACTCGGTATTGTAAATGAACCATACTTTAGTGAGGAAAAGGTTGCAACGGAGCTAGCGTGGTGGGTTGATCCCGAATTTCGTAAATCGAAAGCTTCCCTAGACCTCATGTATGCGTTTGAAGATTGGGCGTATCGTAAAGGTGCTCGAACAGTTACTTTAGCTTCCTTAACAGGTTTGTCTCCACCTTCGGTATCTAAACTATACCTAGGTATGGGGTTTGAGAAAACAGAAGAAACATATATGAGGAGTTTCATATAAATGGCAGCATTGTCAACAATTATTGCCGGTATCGGTTTGGCTGCCTCGGTTGCTGGTACTGCCGTTACTATGGCTGGTCAGGAACAACAGCGTAAAGCTTCTGTTAGAGCAGAGAGATTACGTGAACAACAGATGAATTTAGAGAGTGCTCGACAGAGACGCTCTGTTATCCGTAATGTCTTACGTGCTCGTGCTCAGGCTCTCGTTGGAGCAACTGCTGCTGGTGCTGCGGAAGGTTCAGGCTTGCAAGGTGGCTTTGGTCAGATTGCTCAGCAGGGTGGAACTAACATGGTTGGCATTAATCAAGGACAAGAGATTGGCGCGGGTATCTTCGCAGCCAATAGAGATATGGCCGGTGGACAGACACTTGCTGCATTTGGTGGTGGTTTGAGTTCCCTCGGTGGAGCCTTATTCTCCGGATCGGAGTCGATTGGTAGAGTTGGTTCATTTGCCACTGGTGACGCAGTAAAGCCGTAATGAGGATTATATAATGGTGTTTGCCGTAGGGACTAAAATCCCCCTCACTCCCGAAGAGACTTCGCAGGGTATCTCCTTAATGAACCCTGCTACTCCTCATTCGATTGAGTATAAGGACGACAAAGCTGAGAAGATTAACATTGCTTTAGGACCGAACCTCTCTCCCGGCGCACCGAGTATTCGTGCTGCCTTGGAAACTCAGACGCAGGATCGCTTTGCTGAACTTCTCGCACAGCGTAAAGCTGTTGAGTTACAGGACGTTCGAAACAGTATTGTTGCAGAGATTGCTTCTCAAAGAGGGGGGTCTCCCACTCAACTCGACGTCGAGGTTGTCAAAGGTCTCACGGAAGAAGATTTAAGTTCTCCGGACTTGAGTACCATTCTCGAACAGGAATACGCTCGTAAGATTACAGACCTCTCTGCTACGCTTCTCAATGAAGAGACCGGCTTAGCTGATGAAGCGTATGCTGCCAATCCCGAAGCAACCCTCGACATTATGGATCGTGTTGAGGATGCCTCTGCTCGTAATATGATTGCAGCAGACATGCTCGATGAAGTACGTACTCTCTACAATAAGAGTGGTATTATCTCTCAGGGGTTTGCATGGGCACAAGCTTTCATTCCTTTCCTCTCGTGGGTACAGTACGAGAACTTCACAGATAGCCCGTTCAAGGCTTTCCTTCCCGGTGATACTATCGAAGCTCAGATTACGTATCTACATTCTTTGTCTCCCTCGAAGGCGAAAGCTCTTTTGAGACAGGGTGTGGATAAGGCTGTGGGTGAAGGCAATTACCTAGGTGCAATGACATTCCTCGAAGCTTTCTTGTCCTACTCGGATACGGATAAGAGTATCGAAAATATCTTTGCGGGTATTGACATTGCCTCTTTCCTTCCGATTAAGCTCTTTGCTAAAGGATTAAAAGGAGCTTCAAAGGCTGTCATTACTCCCACGAAAGAAATGGCCGAAATGGCTACTCGTGCGGGTTTAGAGAAGGAAGCTGCTCGTATTACGTTCACTCGCGCTTTAGAGGCTCGTAAGCTCCCCGGTCAGGACATTCGTCGTATAGGTGATGTTGAACAACTCGTAGAGAGTATCGCTCGTCCTCAAGAGGCATGGGCTGGTCGTCCTCTGCGTGCATCTGCTGCCGTGGTTAATCGCTTGGCGCAGGCTTCACTCAATCGTGCCGGTAAGGCTCTCGAAATCCTAGGAGACCTCAATAGGGTTGAACGTTTAACTCCACAGGCTCTCGAACTCGCTTTCAAGGAAACCGAGGATGAGTTGTGGAGTACCTTCAATCACGCCAATCACAACGTGGTTCATGTCTCTCGTGATGCTGCCGAAGATTCTCTCGGTAATGTGTATCAGGTTTCTGTTCAGTGGGGAAAGAAGGACGGTAGTGCATACGGTTCCAAACTCTCTGCCGAGAAGGCTGCGAAGAATTGGTTCAAGTTCAAGACCGATGATTATTCGATCCTAGAAACAGATCATGGTTGGGTAATTGAGACAAAGAAGTATGTCGATGAAACCAAGAGTTCCGTTAGAGACCTAGAGATTGAAACTGAGAATGTAACCCCCGATACATTTGATCGTCGCTTCCTCTCGTTTGTCTACGGTGCAGATCGTAAGGTGTCTGTTGAACAGACCCGTGCTCGATCTGTTGCTACACAGACCTCCGAACATATGTCTGCTCTTTTGGAAGAGTTAGCTGCTCCATTTCGTGCGCTCTCGAAGACCGAGAAGAAGGACATGGAGAAGTTCTTCACTAAGAGCCGTGACCATGTTGGAACCGATGGTGTTGGTTTAACGTATAAGACCGCTGCCGACTTTGAGGATGCTTTCAATGCAATGTTCAGTCGCTTACCTAGTGAAGCGGAACTAGACGCATGGAACGCTTTCAAACAAGCATACGATTTAGATTTTATCATTCGAGACCTAGACGTCTTCAAACAGAAAGCGATCATGGGTGTTGAGGAGTTCTCCTTCAAGGTAGGTGAGAACTTCGTTAATATGGAAGGTAAAGCTCTATCGGCATTGCCTCGTGGTACTACTAAACCTTTTCGTATTGGTGTTGTCGATGGTTCTGGTAACGTATTAAAAGGACAGAATTACTTCTCTGCGAGTATGAGTACCAAAGACTGGACACGTATTCAAGAAATTATTGATAACGGTTTTGAAATCATTCAACCGTACAAGGGTTTTACTAAACTCGGCGACGAATACTTTAATTTTGTCCTCGTAAAGAGCCCCAAACGTAATCGTGTCGGTTTGCTCAATATGAAGTATTCCGATGGTTCTCGTATGATGGCGAAGTATCCCAACTACGTTAAGCAAGCTAAAGTTGCTGTTAAGAATGGCCGTGGTCGTTACCTCGGAGACAATTCGATTGTCAATGCTCGTAGTGCAGATGAAGCCAAGTTCATTACCAAGACTCTCGAAACCGTTCGACAGATGATGCGCAATGGTGATCCTACTGTTGCCAAGTATTTTGAAGATAACCTTCCCGTCTTTCCGTTTACACGTTTCAAAGAAATGGTAGACAAGAAGGAGATTGACCTCAACATTCCGTTTACTTCAACCAAAGCCGGTGCTCGTACAATTGACAGTGCCGACATTGAGAAGGCAGCTAGGGATGGGCATGGTATCAATTCTTTCGACGTAGACAGTGAGTTTGATTTGTCTCGTAATGTACGTGCTCGCTTCGTCGGGGATCGTGCTGATGAGTCAATGGAGACTTGGGCTACGGAGAAAGATACAATCTTCAAGTTCGAAGGTGACAATCTTGTATCTCCATATGATACTCTTCGTATGTCCATGAGTAACATGATTGATGTTCATGTTCTCAATGACTACCGTATTAAGAGTATCCGTGACTTTACGAAAGAGTTTAGGGACCTACTCGATGGTACGGAAGCGGACTTCAATGCTAATGGCTTTGCGTTTATTCTCGAACCGAAGTATCGTAATGGAGCCGATCCCAACCGTGTGAAGGTTGCAGAGAATGTTCGTAAGTCCGTACTCAATCTCTTTAACCATCGTACCTTCCTCGATAGACAGGTGGACGCATATAAGGAGAGAATTGTTCGTAGTCTCGGTTCCAAGTTTGGTGATCGTGCCGAATGGTTAGCCGACAACGCCCTCACCAAGATTGGTAATGCCGATAAGTATATGCGTTGGGTTGCATTCCAAACCAAGATGGGTTTCTTCAATCCAAAGCAGTTCTTCTTACAGGCTTCTACTTCACTCATGGCTATTGCCATTGCTCCCACTCATGGTCTACGTGCAGCAAAGGTTGCTTCGGCTCTCCAGATGTCTGCATATGCCAAGAAAGAATGGGTTAGGGCAATGGGGCAGAAACTCTCTGGATTGAGTGGTTGGAGTGCTGATGAATTCGAAGAACTCCGTGATGCTTACTACCGTAGTGGCTTCGGTCATGTTGGTGGAGACGTCTCATTCATTGACGACCTCTCTCCTCCCAAACTGTCCAAATCGAAAGTAGGTACAGTTCTCTTTGATTGGGGTACTGAACCCTTCCGTGCTGGTGAGCGTACGGCTCGATCTGTTGCATTCGCGACAGCGTATAGCGAGAGAAAGAAGTTAATCAAAGGACGTCCACTCACTCGTTCAGACGAAGCATGGATACTCAAACGTGCTACCGATATGACGGGTAACATGACTAGAGACAGTAATGCCTTGTGGCAAAATGGTCTCGGTAGTGTCTTAACTCAGTTCATGGGTTATCAGATGCGCCTCATGGAACTCATGATCGGTAATAAGCTAACCGGTATGGAGAAGGCTCGTCTCTTTGGCACAATGTCTCTCATGTATGGTGTACCAACCGCTGCTGGTATGTCTACGGGTGTTGTACCCATTAGGGAATGGCTCCGTGATGAATTAGCAAAGAATGGTGTGCAGTACGATAATACCCCGTATGAACCATTCATTGATGGCTTTGCTGCTTCGTTCGTTGAACTCCTCTCTGGACACGATTTCAATGTCGCAGAGAAGTACGGTCCCGGTGGCCTCACTACATTCTACGATGTTATCAAAGGTGATATTGATTACTATGAGGTCCTACAGGGTGCCTCTGGTGGTATCATCGGAGACATGTGGATGGATACCGCTCCGAGTGTGTATGGTATGTTTGCTGCTGCCAACCCCAACGATGATGTAGTATTCCCTATCACGGTTCAGGACCTCATTGAACCATTCCGTAATATCTCTACTGTGAACAACACTGTTAAACTCTATGAGGCTGTTAACCTCAAGAGGTGGATTTCACAGAATGAAAATATCCTCACGGAAAATGTGGACGCAATGGAAGCTGTTGTGTCTGCTGTGTTCGGCTTAGACCCTGATCGTGTCTCGGATGCATTCACTCAGATGGGAGCTATGGAGTCAATCAAGGCTTCCAAGGCTAGTGCGCAGAAGAGTATGATTGCAGACTATCGTCGTGCTATTATCGCAATGAGAGACGGAAACTTGGATGAGGCAAAGAAACTATTCTCGCGTGCAAAGAGTCACGGTATCCTCGCTGGATTTAACAACAGAGAGTTCCGTGATGCATACCGTAGAGCCCTCGATGAAGAGCCTTTGGATGAGTCCATCCTTCGTCGTTATGAAGAAATCGTTAAAGATGCCACTGGTAGGAGTTAATACTTAAATGGCCACATTCAATCCCGATGTTGGTGGTGTACCCGCACCGAATATGCCGGATCAGACCGGCGCTTCCCGTGGTATCCTTCCCAATAGGACTTTTGAAACTCTGTTTGAAGGTATCGGTACTGTCGTAAAAGGTGGTGCCGAGTTAATGGATAAGTCTATTCAGAATAGTATCCAGAGGGATGCTCAAGAGGGATTTGATGCCGCTATGGCACCCTATGATCCCGACAATCTCCCACTAGAGGTACAGACTTCTCAACAGACTATACAAACTTTGCAGACGGCATTTGAGCAGGGTAAGATTAGTGATGTCTATTTCTATGGACAGCTAACTGCCCTCTCAAAGAACCTACGTTCGAAGTATCCCGGATACGAACCAATCGTAGACGAAACTATTCGCAGTGTTACCGGTATTCGTCCGGCTAATTCTTTCCGGGATGCTCTACTCGCAGAACTCGGAGCCAATCAGACTGCTGCTGAGAAAGCTGCAAAGGAAGAGCGAGATTGGATAGACCAGAATGCAAAGTACATTGAATACGCTATCCCCGGTTTCTTCTCTAATCCCGGTGCTTACGACATTAATCATGTCCGAGTTGAAGTAGCTAAAGCCAAAGCAAAGGACTATGACAATGAGGCTAGACAGAAAGAGATTGCTCGTCTCGATGCCGAAGATAATCTCACTGAGGAAATGGCAACCGAAGGTGCTGCTGCAAAGCTAGGGTTTATCGTACAGGGGTTCATGAATGGTACGAGTACAATCCTCGGCTTCGATCAGAAGGGGATTATGAAGAAGATCATTGACATGCAGGCGAGTGGTTTTACCACAGAGGAATACTCCGGTCTCATGCAACAGATCAATTCTGCAAATGCAATCTTACGTTCTAGTTTGCAGGCTGCTCTCGCAGAAGATATTGGTGAGGGTAAGTCCTACAACATGATCCTCGGTGGAGACAAAACAAAACTCGATAACCTAGTCAATCAGGCTATGGCTCCCTTCACTGTTATCGAAGATATGTTAGCCAATAAGGACTATGGCTTGGCTGCCTACTACCTCAATCAGAATAAACTGATGCAGGATCAGGACCTTGCGATGCTTCTCGAAGACCCTGATATTCGTGTCTCTAATGCTCTCTCGGAGATTAGTCCGGTACTCGCCGAACGCTATCTCGATCAGGCTGGTAAGAGTGAGACTATTATGTCTCAGGTTATCCCTGAAATGGCTGCTCGAATTGCTACGGGGCAAATTACTGCTGGTGATGCCATTGCTAGTATTGCCACTACGCGCAAGAGCGCACAGGAGAAAGCCGGTGGTATTAACACCTTAATCAATAGTGGTCTGGATACGATTACCTCTGGTGATGGTACTCCGGAAGAAGTACGCAATTGGGTCAAGGCTATCTATAGTCAAGACGATGAAGGTGCAACCATTTGGTCCTACATTAAAGACAGTGAACGCGCAATGTTCTACCGTCGTATGTTCCATCCGGATGTTATCAATGCTCTCGTAACTTCGGGAGACAAAGCATCGCTCGAAATGGTGTATACTGCCGCACGTACTGAACTTAAAGCACTCCCTGAGTTCTCTAGGGCTGCTGCTGCGGTACAGGATGTTGAGCATTGGTCTGATAACTTCGAAGTTAACTTTGATCCCGCTACGGGTCGCCTATCGGTCAACGTACTCAAACCTACAAAGGGTGGTAGTTCTCTCGGATCATACGACTCAACGAGTATCATGATTAAACCCGTACAAGGAGCCGTTGATACTCTCAACTCTGTCTTCGATACTTTGAGCCCCATCGCTGATGGTCTCGGTATGTCGGAAGAGGAGAAGGTAAAACAATATCAAGATGTAATGAAGGAGTTGTCTATTGACCTCGGTGCAGGTAGACAGGAAAACTTCTTCGAATGGTTGGGTAAACAGATGGGTGGTGTCCTCGGACAAGTGGACGACATTCAAGATGAACTCCCCGATCCCAATACCCCTCTCTCTGAAACAGCATTCAACTTTGAAGAAGTTCTAGCAGGTGACGAAGAGGCAATCCTACAGGCTGCTTCTAGTCCCTTCACTGGTGACTGGTCTAGGTTCAAGGATGCCGATACACCGATTGAGATTGCTTCAACTTTTGTCGGATTGAATGAGACAAAAGATCGTAAGGTCATTGCAGAATTCATTAAGAAGGCTGCCGGTATGGACGTTGATCCCGCACAGACACCTTGGTGTGCTTCGTGGATTAATGCCGTCTTACAGGCTTCCGGTGTGAATGGTAATGGACAGCAGACTGCACGTTCATTCCTCAAGTGGGGAACCGAAACTACTGAACCCACACAGGGTGATGTTGTTGTCCTCGAAGGTGAGGATGGTCCCGGTGGTTGGATGGGTCATGTTGGCTTCTTCGTAGGTATGGAAGGAGACAAGATCAAGGTACTCGGTGGTAATCAAGGGGATAGTGTCGCTGTAGATACATTCCCTGCTACTATGGTACTCGGTTATCGACGACCTCCAAAAGCACCAACAAAAGAATTGGATTTGGCCGCAACAGGTAGTAATCCAACAACTAGATAAGTAAACTATAAACAAAAGAAACCCCGGCAGGATCGCTCCTCCGGGGTTTTTCTTTTACATTAACTCGGGTAGTGTTTTTCTCTATCTCCCACTCGCCATTCGGCTAATGCTTCTGGAGAGAACTTCGAATTGTCGAGAATACTTTCGGGTCGATCATCAATCCAAATATCAATTTTACCCGGACCGAACTGTTCTGCCCACCATCTCTTTGCTACTCCTCGTGTATAATACACCGGAATGTAGTCTTCGAGTTCAATGAGAAGAGGAGTTTTATCGTATCGTTCATCACGATATGTTAAGAGAAAGATTGTGTGACCATTTGTCTTACAACTAGCAATAAAGCTATTCCATAACTTAGGATCAGCATCATACGTAGAGTCATAGTCAAGAGCTATTTTTAACTCGGTCATCTTCACCGATTTTCCTTTGAATGTAAGTTACAAGAAAAGCTGCATTACACAGAATGTGAGACATATGACTTTCACCAGTTTCAGGATCGAGGTCTTCACCTTTCTCCCATGCAAGTAAATGTCTCTTCAAAGAGGCTACACAAGTAGACCACTTCATACCTAATTCCCAATTACGAGGAGCATATTTCTTTGCCCCTTTAGTGAGAATTTTTGCCAATTCTTCATCGGCCTCCGGAGGAATTAAATCCATCCGGAGCTTACCTTCGTTATACCTTAAACCTTGAGATACACTATTGCTTTCCATCTACGCCTCGTTGCATCTGCGGGAACTACATCAACTTTAACCGGATTACCGGCTTCCTTGTACTGTGACTTTTTATTGTCTCCCCACTCGATAGCCTCTGCTTGAGTAGGGAAGATCATACTCTCTAAGATTTTAGGGTAGACTGCTTGAGCCATTTAACCAAATCCTCATATCCGCCAATAACTTCGACTTCATCATACATACCTATACAAATCTGAGGAACGGTTTTTGCTCCCCTAAAAATAAACTTAAACTCATGTAGGGCTTTAGAGTCTTCCTCTATATTATAGTATGCGAATGGAAGACCCTTCTCATTGAGAAGAGCCTTCGCACGTTCACACCATACACAGTTATTACGTCCGTATACCTCAAACAAGATCAACTACCTCACACCCATCGGGGCCACAAGCAAATGTCTGACTACCTGCCGTATTATCTTCACGCTCATACTTATTCAAGAGTGACCATTCCAAAACGCTAGGTGTTCGGGACATAAACTCTTCATACTTTTCCACAGTGCATTCGTCATAAGGGGCTTGCCTGTAGGTATGGTCTGAGTGTGGTAAGAAAGACACACCGGACACCAGATCGAAATTATCATAGACCCATCCACCAACAGTTGGCCACTCATGTTCACGGACCGTAACGGTGATACTCGGTTTGTGCTCACACCAATGCTCCTGATAAATCTTCCATAGTTCTAACTGTTCAATTGCACTCATTTCATTTCGAGTAATAGCCCCTTCGGGTGACTTCATTGGGAAGAAGAACACCGTAGTATTATTGGGCTTCATTACATCGGGTTCACTGTAGACCCCTTGATCTATGAGAAATTGGGTAATAGGGTCTTTATTGTCAGCGCGAACACTCCTAATATAATAATCGGAGTGACGAGCATGTATACCACTGGCGCTATCCACGAGTTGAGATACGGTCCCACTAGGTTTAACACAAGTAATAGCAGTGCTCCGGCTAATACCGAGGCTGTCAGCAAGGCTAGCATTAGTCTCAATTGCAACATTCTTTAATTCTTCGAGTATTTCTCCAAGAGACGCATTCTCATTAACTCCGAATGACGCTGTTTCCATTGCGTCATTAATTGATCTACCGGAGAGAATGCCATTGTCCATAATACCAGTAAGAGATAAGCCAAGGAGACGTTCCTCTTCTGTATTTCGTTGCCATTCTTTACTTAGGTACGGGAAGTAGGTGAGGGTAGATTGGAAAGTACCGAGGATAGAAGCGAGCTTAACTTTCCGAGCGAGAGACTCGTAAGTATCGTCTCGCCGTACAACGACTTCAGTAAGGTTACAGAACTGCTTGGAACGGAGGATGATTTCGCTACATGGGTTAGTACCGAACGCATAGTCTGCATCTCTACGACCATTTTTTCTAGCTTGTCGTTTACTAGCTTCTCGATTGAAAATTCCTCGCTCACCAGATTTACTCCTATAAAGGGAAGCCCATTCTTCTAAGAATGATCCGACATCAGGTTTCTCCGTATAACTGACACTATTGTTAGATAAAGCTCGTTGAGGATTGTGTTCCCACCACTGACCGCTCTTTGCATTTCGCATACGATCATCGGAGAGGTTAGAGAGGGAAATCATTGCACTACGGCGTACGCCACCGACAACAACAATCTCTCCAATCTTACACATGATGTCATGACATTCAAGAGAGTTTAACTTTCGTCCCTTAGCTCCCTCAAACCTTTTAACGACAAATTCGAATAATTCAACGAGCGGAGCAGGTCCACTAGCGCGGCCTCCAAACGTCTTAAGTCGTGCTCCGGCTGGTCGGACCTTACTAGTGTCCCATTTCGGTATTTCTCCAGAATAGAGAAGAGCCACAAGCTGTCGGAGAGCTTTAGCCCATCCCGCTTTGCTGTCACTAACAACAATTGTAGTTTCACTAGCAAAGAGTTGGTCCGGGACCGGTGGTAGTAAAGTGATGTATTGTCTTTCAACAGAGAAACCTACTCCTGTTCCACAGAGCAAAATGTACATTGCCTCATCAAATGCATGAGGATTATCAACGTCCAAGAATGAACAATTATATCCGGCGGTATTATCTCTTTCGAGAGCCTTACCTGCCGTCATAATTGAACGCATTGAGGGCATTACCTCAAAGTTGTAAATAGCTTCGAAGAGTTCTGCATAAAGAGAGAATTCTAGATTATACCCATGTTTCTCTGCTAAATGTTTTTCCATAAAGCGAAGATATCGGGTTACTGTTTCATCCCAATCTTCTCGCCTTTCTTCTTCTTCGATCCAACGAGCGTATCTAGACTTATAAATGAATTCCTGATAAGGTGTCAAGAACGGTGAGTTTTTTCCTTGCGAAGTTGATACCAATTATTCACTAGCTCCGTGATTGATTTCTTAAATGATGGCTGGATGTTCTTGATAAAACGAGACATGAGAATATTGTCTTCCCAAATCTCGGGGGTAATCACAATCTCGTGTTTCTTGAGAAGTCGATCACCTAACGACATGTCAATACCAGTAAACAGTCGTGTCTTAATCTTGAAAGAAGGAACAAGAGGGTTCTGGCTATCGTCGTTAAACTCTACAGAGAACTCTACATCCGAAAAGTTCTTGTCTACCCATTCAGAGAGTTCACTAAATTCCTTTAAGATGCCTTCAAACTGTTGCTGGTAAACCTGACTAAAGATTTCCTTGGTTGTTAAATCCATTCTTCTTCATTATACTCCATCTTGGGCTTCTTTGCAACCTTTTTCTTCGTCTTCTTAAGGAGTTCCCCCTTGGTTGCCCATGGTTTTTGCGGTACGTCTATTGGTTCTATCGGAGAAAGAACCCAATCGTGATCGAGATAAACTGTTTCTACTGTAGAAGTTACATCATCTACAGCTGTAACCGTAACAGAGGCACCTGTAATTGTCATTTAATCGTGTGATCCATCGCGTTTGGGTTGACGTCTACGATTGGTACGGCGAGAGACTACCTTAGTCCGTTTATTGTTAAGCGGTCCCCGTCGATTGAAACCCTCGTGGTCAACTTCTTTCCCGTCTCCTTTTCTAACCGCTCCACGCTTCTCAGCAGCTCTTCGAGCGGCGTTTCTCTGCGCTCTACGCGCGATCTGTTCGGGCTTTCCATGGTATTCTCGATATTCTTTTGCATAATTACGTTTCTTTGACATTTAGAGTATTTTCCCTTTGCTCATTAAGTTCTTCTGCTTTATCTATTGCATCACCTAAATACTTAAAAGAACCATATGTGTCACACACTTGGTCCCATACTTCCCATGTAATTTCATCACAATCTTTTTCACTAGCAGGACCGATTCCATTTTTTAACGGCATAACAATTGGAAAATACCAACGATTACGACAACCTCTTGGTAAAGTTATTGTATTAGAGCGTTCCACGAATGCCTCACTTTTTCAATACTACCAATAATTTCATCCCATTGTTTTGCTAATTCTTGAATTTCCATCTGTGCATGTGGATCACTACGAAGTTTATATGCTCTCGCCCATGCAGCGAGACTACCAGAGACATAATACTCGGTATACATACTTTGAGGAAGAACCATACGAGCTTGCTCTGGAGCTACTCCACCTGCAATTAGATCATTATAGTACATTGTAACTTGTTCGATAAAAGCAGAATAAGCGTATCCAGGATCAGACACCCAATTATCGGAATAATTGTGAAAAGTTATTTCTTCTACAGCTTCATCCGAGGAACCTTGCTTCTTATTCTCAGCCCTGCCACGCCATACATCGGGATGGTAAAACCGAGGAGCTTCATCAACGTAGCGACGAGATACCTCATTGTACGTAAATCCCACCATGTGTTTGAAACGTTGTCGTGCAACAAAGATTGGTACTGTCTCCCTCATGGTAATCATGACATGGGAAAAAGGTGTCCAATGATTGTGTTTAGCTAGGTAGTTAATGAGCTTAATATCAGCTTCTGATAATTCGTTACTCTCTTTGTTAAAGGAGACGCGGGCGGCGTTAACCACCCGCAAATCGTCTCCCATGTAGTCAATTAATTTAACTTCCATTGTGACGCTTATTAAGCTTGTCAATATTCTTTGCAGCAATCATCGCCATATCGAGACCATAGTCACCTGCGATACGGTTCAAATACCAGAGAACATCACCCAATTCGAGTTCGAACTTTTCAATATCAATGGGACGGTGACGATCACCCTCACGACGATCCTTCTTGATATGTTCAACTACTTCTCCAACTTCCCCAATGAGACCGAGAACCGGATCATCGTAGAGAGGCATTGCTTCAACCGCATCCTGATACTCGTCGAAGGTGAAGTAGTTCAGGGGGTCTTCGCTTTCATCACGGAAAAAATCAAGCTGAGCGTTATTCAATTAATCAGTTCCTCTTCACTGTTGCAAATCAAAATTAGGTAGTCATTATCTTCGTCGAAAGTCCACTCAATTACATGAAGGGACTCATTATCGGGTAGTCGTCCTTCGATTTGAAGGATGGTAGTTACAGCCATTGAAAGAAAGGCTTTGTCTACCGTAATCGTCGCTGTGTCGTCCATACGTTTTATAACAATCTATCTAGGAGGTCTTCATCAATTAAACCTTCGTTGAACAAAACTTCAAATGCCTCGGTAACTGTAACGTCAAACATCTCTAGAATTTCTTCAAACGAATAGTCGTCGTCAATGTATTTCTCGATGAACTCCTCAATCTTCGTCTTCATCAACATAATCGTAGTCCTGTGGTTGTTCATTACGATCTTTTACAGATCGCTTAATTTTAGGGAGGGCGTCCCTTTCGTGCTTGCGACGATGGTCCAAACGACGTTTTGAACGCTTCTCTTTTTCTTCCGGTGTAGACATCTTTAGAGACTAGGAATAACTCCCAACACGGGAAGATCACTCTCTGTCCACCACTTATAGTCGAGAAGGCATCCCGTTTCATCAAACCACATATCGAGGTACGGATTGATGGTGCCATCCTTCGTATCGTAGAGTACGTGAGTATAGCTACCTTCAACGTATCCACCAATCATTACGGAACCGGGGTAATGAAACAATGTCTTTAAATGTGCGGTTTCCATATTATCGAAAGGAAGACATTCATTCACGACTTCGGGAGTAGGTACATTTGGAACCGCAGGTTCAACAGCCATAATCGGCATGGTCGAAAGCATCACTGCTGCAACCGTAGACAAGATAAACTTAACCATAGATTTTCTCCAGTTGGTTTAGAGAAATGAACTCGGGGTCGTACTGTCCATCCTCTACATTACGTTTGATAATGACCCCTCGCCAATACAAGAGATTGGCATGACCAGCCCAATCACTGTTGTAATCGAAATAGCATCCGGCTACTAGGGCGTGTCGTTTCTTTCCAGTAACTTCTGTCCGAACGTTATAGTCCAGAGTGTGAATATGGCCAGCGGTAACGCTATTACCCAATTTTGCGGAAAGAGAATAAGCAGGGTGTTCCCCACCAATAGGGCGACCCATGACCCCTGATATAAAGTAATGGGCGTAGTGGATCCCATCCACTTCAACAATCCCTGGAGTCGATCCTTCGTAGCGAATGATTTCATCGTAGTAGTAATCCAAGTCGTAGTCTTTGAAGTCAATTGTCCCAACCATCTCAGGGGAGAGGTCAAGAGCTTTTTCAATTCGATGTTCATGATTTCCTTCTAAAAATATGCGACGCGGTAACTTCTTCTTGGTTGCCTTTACCGGAGCCCATAAACGATCTGAGAACTCCCGGCCAATAGTAATATCGTTATGGTAGCTACGACCAACAAAGGAACGTTTACCTTTGTCGTATCCCGATAGGCTAGCCATATCGAACTGATCCCCAAGATTGATGACAATATCTGGCTTAACATCAATAATAAGCTGAGCCAAAAAATCTGCGCGTCTATTGGAGAAATTATAGTGAGCGTGACAGTCTGGAATTACGAGGTGAGTTTTAGACACATTGCAAATCCAATACAGATAATGATGTAAAGTACCGTTTCATTCAATAAACCATTCCTTGGGAATTTCCTTTACTGCAAATGGAAAGCCGTACTTGATTGCCCAATCACTAGGTCTCGTCTTACTACCCCTACCTAGTTGACTAGGGTTGTCTCGGTAGAAGACAATGCGAATATCCAAATCGGGGTTCTGTTCCTTTATGGATACCATCTTATGGCGGTCGGGATATGGAAAAAATCCCTTACTCTCAATATAAATCTTACGGCCATCTTTTAATGAAATAATGAAGTCGGGTACGTACTGTCTAACTTCTGTGTATTCGAGCTTTTCAGTCTCATACTCAATTGTACTACCCTTGGGAGCGAGATTACAGAGTTCCTTGTAAATGGTGAACTCGTATTCAGATTTAACCTTCTTACGACCAATCTTTGGAAGGGACGGTTTCTCCTTTTTCTTCTTCGAAATTCTATTTGAGTGTGCTATTTAAGTAATCTCCATTACGTTAGGTTCACGAACAACCCTAGACAAATACACAGGGCCACTATAGTAAATAAATGTTCGTAATCCAGGCCAACACGACTTTTTGAAAGGGCAATAAGAGCAGTTGACAGAGAGCTTTCGGTTTCCGGATTTACCATCGGGTTCATCACTGAAACCCCTGCTCGGTACTGTACTAGCATCTTCTATATCCAGTCGTCGTCGTTGTACGAATTCTCCCCAATCTCTGTCGGATTGATAATCGTGGAAGTCGAGACATATATGCCCGAGGGTTTTGTCGATAACCAGAAATGCTCCTCTCGATTTATCGGTGACAAGTGCATCGTCTTGTGAAGCGTGGAGATAAAGTTGTAATTGCCCGATATACCCAAAGGCATCTTCAATAGGAGTGAGATGGGTTTTGAATTTATTGAAAGAATAAGTGCTTGCGCTTTTACAGTCCACGAGGACCCCGTCAATAACTGCATCCCTGTGTCCCAAGATGCCAGCAACTGCAAGAGTGTCTTGTCGTCCTTCAACTCTGTGTCCAGAAAGTTCCGCCAAGAATAAGATAAATTCTTCGAGGAGGTCTCCGTAGAGGAACTTGAGTTTTGTACTTGCATTTAGAGGTTCACCCTCTTCCGGTACATGGTGTTCATACCATAATTGTCGTGTACATGGTTTACCAATAGAAGACATTCGGAGAGCATGTGAATGTCCTTCAATTTCCTTTCGAACAATACGATGGGCGAGAGTTTCACCCATACGCTCTCCAAACGCTTCGACTATCTCTTCTGGTATATTGTCTAAACCATCGACGAGTAGAGCCTGAATATCCTCTACGAGTGTGTCGATAGTTTTATTCATCCCAAGGCGTCTTCGCTACCGTTGCTTTGGTTTCACCCTTCACAATCGTACCGGCATTAACACCGCCGGTAGGGATGTATTCAATGAGGTCGAGAACCTTAATGCTTTCGAGCCTCTGACCCTTACCCTTCTGAGTATCGTAGACAGCAACAGTAATCTCTACGTCACTGCCATTACCAATGAGGACAACATCACCAACTCGATCAAATGCATCACCACTGGCATTCTTCTGATAACCAACGAGAATAGAACCATCCTTATCGAGAATTACCGGGGGATGGAATTCATGCAACACACCCTTAATGAGCTTGGCACACTCACGAGTAAACTCGATCATACGGCCATCGGGAGTATCGTTAACCTTCTTCTGAATACCGCTCGACTTAACTTTCTTTTCCGTGTCTTCGTCGAGGATTAGACATGCCTTCCAACGGGCACCAAACTTTGTATCGGGATCATAAACCTGAGCCCACATAATCTTACCACGAAACTTTTCATACTTTGTCTTACCGGCCATTATCGAACAATTTCTCCCTTGATAATATAAGCCAAAACATTATTAGGATTAATAATTACATAACCTTCTTCACATTCTAAGCGAGTCCATGAACCACCTGTATCTACAGATTTAACATTGTGAAGAATAATCTGTGCACCATCTTTTGATATAACACGCCTAACTTCTTCATTAACTACAAACTTACTAGACATTAGACATTTTCTCCAATCTAAGTTTTTCTTTATATGCTTCTTCAAATGTATTGTGACAAGACACTACAATTGGGTCTTTTCCGTAGGTTTTGTAAACCAATCTAAAAGAAACTACAATTCCTTGTTCGATGTAAAACATCAATGACAATCTTTCCAATTATAACCAATTTGAAATTTACCAGCTAATGGGCATTTAACACCCAAATCTATACCTGCTTGAACAATACTATCTGCTTGTACTTGACCAATGTACGTTGCTATGTCTTCATCATCGACAGTGCGCGTCTGCCATTCGTCATGTACGTAGTTCATTTGCCAAAATGGAATTTTCTCTTTGAGTAGTTTTTGCCTCCATAACCAATTTGCATACTTCATTATGACGGTTTCACCATTCTGTAAGTAACCAGCGAGCATTAAGTGTTCACTGTCACACATAACGGGACGACCATCTAAACCTTCAAACCAACCTCTTTCTGCATCACTCGGGATCAAAACAGACTTAAGATAATTTAATCCCGGAAATGAATTAACGAATTTCTCTCTAGCTTCTTTTGCTTCGGCTTCGGAGCATCCGAAAATTGATGCTGTCTTTCCGACCCCGGCACCGAGTAGGTAGGAGTAGATGAAGGTTTTGGCTGTTGTTCGATCCTTGCAGGCGTCTCCCAGCTTACGCCAGTTGAGGGTGTGTACGTCTGTACCATCATCACTGTTGCCTGAAACCAAGGCTTGAGTGAATTCATCGTCGTCCATATAGTGGGCAAGGACTCTAAGTTGGATACCCTCAGCATCACAACCAACTTGCCGTTTGTTGGGTCCAGCCATCCAAAGGGCTCGCATATCCGCACCGAACTCGGAAGTAACGCGAGCAATATTTCCCGTATTCGGATTTTTATGACTTGCTCGATGGGTCCAAGTGCCGATAGCTCGCACCTCACCGTGTATGCACCTAGTGTTTTCATTGTAGGCATCAATCCATTCTTGTAAAGTTGAGACACGACGAGTTAGGAGGATATGCCTAACAAGTAGTTTAGCAGCTTGAGGCGCTTCTTCGGGGAGAGTTTCGAGATTGTCTTCGGAGATTGTCCATCCATAATGTTTAAAGTGCTCAAGCTTCTGTAGTAGTTCTTCACGCTGATCCCCCCTAGCCCACTTAATTTCTCTTTCAAGTTTAATATGGCCCTTTGTCTTTTCGAAAGGTTTCCATCCGAACTCATTTAATCTCTCTATGCACTGCTTGGGGGAGGCGGGGTTGAACTCGACAGTATCAAAAATATTAACAGGAACGCCAACAACATATCCATGTTCTTCCGGGCTCCTACCGTCTTTTATCCATCTAAAGTCTTTTCTATTAATCTTTCCATCTTTTGTAGGTACAGGTAAGATTGTTCTATTGAGTACTTTACGCGGAGGGAATGCTTCTTGGATAGCTTTTTCAAGTTTATCAAGTTCTTCCTTGATCTTCGAATGGAGTACTCTAGCTCCATCAGTATCGAAACCAAATCCGTTTTCGTGCATTTCTCGGCAGATGATTGCTGCACGGTGTTCGACGGCCATTGCTCGTTTGAGTCGATCATCTTCGATGTACCTTTTGAAGAACTTAAATACTGCTTCTGTGATTTCAACATCTTCGGCACAACGGTGGATCATTTCGTCGGTTAATCCACCGGCCCAATCTGTGTACTCGGGTTTCTTTATACCGAGGCGTTCACCCCATTCTTCTAACCCGTGTTTTTCGTAGTCCCAATGGTTGATAAGTCGAGAGACCACCAAGGTGTCGATAACACTCTGAGGGTCTCGTTCATATCCGTTAACAAGCCTAAGAAGAGTAGGATTATCGAACCATAGAAAGTTATGGCCAACAATGAAATCGAATTGTCTTTGATAAGTGAGGAAATCCTCGGGATTAAGGTCAGGACGTGTGAAGACACGAGTTTCTCCTGTGTGGAAATCTTTGGTACAAATTACCCAAATCTTTTGGGCTTTCAAATCGTCTGTTTCAATATCACAAATTAAGTAACGTTTCATGCCTTCATTTCACACTCCTACATATATACTATACCATGTATTTGCATCAAAGTCAAGCCAAGTTGGGTACTTTAATTGCCTGTGGATGCTCACGCTCTTTGAGCATAAACGTCTCTCTGTCGAAGAGTAAGACACCGGCAGGTCCAGTGTTACCACCCAATCGTGCTTTCTCGATTGTTAAATAGGTAGAATTACGTTCGGTCTCGTCATTGCTAGTAATATCGCGACGAAGATCAATAACAGTATTGGCAACCTTCGTAATGTTGCGAGAACCCCTCGTCTTTCCACTATCGTTGACATGTGAAATCATACAAATACAGCATCCGAGTTCCTTCGCGAGAAGTTTGAACTTCTGTGAGAGACGATCTAATTTCTTTCGCTCATCCTCGTCGTCTTGTCCTGTTGCTAACCAGCTAATATGATCGAGAAAAATAATACGACAATCAGCAGCAGACACCAAGAAACGAATGTTATCAATGATCGCATTTTCGTCTTCGACGTCGAAGGAAGAATGGATATGAATACGTGTTTCGTCATTTTTGACTAGTTTCTTGATCGCTTTAATGACGTCCGTATTCGAGACGCCACTGTCCGGTACAACAGCGGGTGCCTGTAATTCATAACCCGCAAGCGCCTTAATCGTAGTGCCATTGTCTTCCTCCAGATGGATGATACCAATGTTGCATTTTGTTTCCTTGAGAATGTGATGTTCAATGGCTCGGAAGATTTCTGTCTTACCAATCCCTTCGTCTCCCTTAAATACCACCACTTCGCCACTGTGGAGCCCGTACAGACGGTTCTGTAGGGTAGGGAAGGGGTAGGTAGCCAAAAGGGCTTCATCTGTCTCCACGAGGCTCTGTTCGAATTCTAGGAAGGTTGAGATAATATTGTCTGGTGCATACCTCTTTGCATTCTTCCATGCATTATAGAAATCGTCTTGTGCTCCGTTGACTAGGTAGTCGTTGGCATCTTTGAAACGATTGAGTTTGACGTGATAGACTTTGTTAAAATCGAAGAGACTAGAAACTGCTCTAGCTGCCGATATTCCGGGTTCATCCCCATCAAAAGCAAGAATGATACGTCCGAAGGAGTTAATGTAATCGTAGTCTCTAGTACAATCTCTTTTAGCAGAGCTTGCACTTCGGACAGATATTGCAGCCGTTGCTCCTCTGGTAATGTCATATACTGCCAAGGCGTCATACTCGCCTTCTGTGAGAGTAATTGTATCTTTTGATCCAGGGTCAAATCGGTTAACTCCGAAACATCCGGCATCGGACATTGGTCCTTCACTGTTGAATTCCTTCTTGTCGTAGGCACGCCATTTGATGGCTTTGTTTGGGTAGACAAAAGCTATACGCCTCGGTACATCATCAACAAATTCAGTTGTTACATTATAGTATTCAAAAGTTGATTTTGAAATCCCCCGGTGTGGATGATATTCGTACGTTGCATTATCGGGTCTCGACAATAATTCTTCTCCATCAGGTTTGAAATACGTTGCACATGCATAGCAGTAACTATGACCATCGTCGTATGTAGCAAAAGCGTCACTGCTACCACAATGTGGACAAGGTTGGTGCGTTTCAATTGCTTTGCTCGGCTTTCTTGACCCATGATCCGTACCATCCCGCATAGGGTCTCTTACACTCCGGGATTGACGTTGTTCCATTTGGGATCATAACCAATGTCGTACCAGTAGTATCCTTCTTCGAAGTCGTTCTCTTCGTAATATCCGTCTTCTTCATCGTCTTCATCAAACACCCACTCGGGAACTTCCATTTCTTCGATTTCAAATTCGTTCGGGTTTAACATCTTCATCATCCTGTTCCAAATCATACAACGTTTCGTTTACAAACTCAAAACACTCCTCGCAGATCAAATTACCGGGGAACATGTCGTCCGCGAGGTATCTTCCGTGATAGTAGTTTTCGGGATTTAAGGCGAGGTATTTGTCATTAGTTCGCTCGCACACATGACATCTATGTGACATAATGAGACTCCAATAGAGATACTCGTACAGAGTTATACTCTAACGTTAATACTGTATTAGTACAATTCATATACAACAATCCTGTAACAATAACTCTAGTAGTGTTATTCTTCTAGAGTATATTATACCATAGAAAGGTGAGGTTGTCAATAGGATTAATTCCTCATCCCATGATACCCTCTACCCTTCTCCACCTTCCAATGAAAACCAAACTCTGCATGAGGTTCGGAAGCATACTTTGTAGTTACCTCATACCCTTGGGATTTACAATTATCTCTATACCACTGAGGCTTGTGTATCCACATATATGCTTGGACAATAGGTGGTTTTTTGTCTTTGTGAACACTCTCTTGGTCACGACAACAAACGTATACCTTCTCTCTGTCCATTATACGAGTTACGTTATTGAGCACGTCCAAACGATGAACCATATGCGCATCGACAGCGTATAACTCACCATGAACTCTAGCCCTATGAGACTCTAAATAGTCATTAACTAAGTATGGATAAAATCCATTTGACTTCATGGTATACTCAGGCATGAGAGTTATTCCCTTACCCATGTAGATACAGTCTTTTAAGGTGTTCTCATGATTGAACCCACCGAACATCATATTATCCCAAATGAAGATTAATATGTTGTCGTACTGATCCAAGTTCTTGAAATCTGGTGTATACGCTTGTCTCGTTAGTAGGGTTTGCTTTGTCTTGTAAGCTCGGATACCGTCTTTCAAGGCGACACTCATTATGCAGCTACCTTCTCGTTTACATTCTTGGAAGCCAACTTATTTTCCAAATCTTCGATTTGCTTCTTGAGTTCAGCAATCAACTTCTCACCCTTGACTTTCTTCTCGTCCATTAACTCGTATGAGTCCTTGAGAACATGGAGTTCTTGTGCGAGGTCTTCGATGAGCTTGGTAGCACAATCGGGCTCACTCTTCACATAATTCCGAATTTCGAAAGTACTAAGGTAAGAGACACAACACAGCAAATCAAGATCAATAGGATCAGTGGGAGAAACACCGTCAAAGAGCCCCTTGAGGTCTTCGGGGATGAGAAATCGACCTGCGGCAGCCAAGTCTACATGCTTCAACTGAGTCACCTTGTGGGTGCCCTCTTCCT